TCCGCCGGGGCACGGCTTCCAATGGTTCCCCGTTGGTCCGGGTCTGGGAGGTCTGACCGTCGCTTCCAAAATCGTAGTCCCTGGAAAGGATCACCCCCGAGAGCGTGGCCAGGACCGGGAACAGGGTCGGCCCGCCGATGGGCAGGGATTCGATGAGTTCGGCCTGGATCGGGGGCGGTAGGGGCAGGTCAATGAGCTCGCCTTCCAGAGCGGCGTCAACGCTCTCAATGGCCCGCTTTGTCCCCGCCTCGGTCTTGTCCTGCTCGTCTTCGAGCGCCTTCGTGTAAAGCTGCCGGACAGCATCGACATGCACGAAGATCGCCTTGCGCGCGGCAGCCCAGCGGAGTTGCCCGCGGACGTTGAGTCGGAAGCCGGGAACGCCGCCGTCGTCCTCGCGTTCGAGGACCATCATGGCTTCGGCAATTTTGATGACTTCAAGAATTGGGGTTGGGTTTGTCATGGGGTGCTTTGTGGGGTTATGCGGTGACGAGGGCGGTGACGATGGCGCGGGCCGGGCCGGTAAATCCCTGCTGGGCCCGCACCTCGATGCGGTTTGAGTCGAGAATCCGCCAGGGGGCGGCGAAGGTGGCCCACAGCCCGTCAAAGGCCGTGGTCAGGAGCTGAACGGTGAGCGCGCCCGATTCGAGGTTATGAACCGCGACGGCCACCTGTTCCTCGGCCTGCGACTGGAAGTTGAGGGCAAGATCCGCGCCGCGGACGTTTGTCCCGGGACTGACGGGCGCCGGGGTCGGCACCCAATGTTCACCGTCCCAGACCAGCGAATCCCCCGGGTTGGCGCCGCCCTGCCCGATCCGGTCCGGCGGAATCGGCTCGCGCCTGGTCCGCGCCAGGAGCCATTCAATCTCGCTGTTGGTCATCGCGTGAGCTCGTCGGCCCAGGCTTCCTTGACCTTGCGCGTGGGGAGCCGGGTGCGGAACCGGGAGCCGCCCCGTTCCTCCTCGATCCGGTAACCGCGCATCACCTCGTCACCGAGGGTTGGCAACGACTTGAAGCCGGCCAGGGCGAACCGCGTCACCTCGACGCGCCGAAACTCTTTCCCGTTCCAATTCAGGATTGGCAGGGGGGAAGGAAGCAGGGCCTCGTGACGTTCACCCTCCGGGCCAACGTATTCGTAGATGGGCATCCTTCCCTACTTCTTCTTCGTGCCCTTGGTGGGCTTTTCGTAGGGGGTGGCCAACTTACCGGAGGAACCTTTTTTAGGCATGGTATGGGGACTCTAGTTGGATTGTTGATTCTCTGAAAATGCCGGGCACCTCGGGTTCTTTGGCTTGGGTCAAGCAACCCCACAGTCGAATCCCCAACCCTCTGAACCTACTCCGGTGCCCGGCACCGCTGACCCCCCGCAGAGTCCCCGGCTGTTGGCGGGTCCCCGCGGGAGAGAATTCTCTTCCGAGCGCCGGTCAGGCGTTGGAACCGCTCTGGGTCACCATGTGAACGAGCCACTTCGGTTGAAGGAGCTTCGCCGCCCAGAAGGCCTTCCAACTGACCATGGCGCGGATCTGGTTCGCCGGGTCCGACTTGTCCGCGCCCGTGACCACGAACACCGAGGGCGCGTAGGGCGAGCCCAGGGTGGAAAGATCGGGCAGCCCGTACGCCTGGCGCCCGAACATGAAGGCGTGATGCACGATCCCGCCGGCCGCTTCGGCCGCGGGCGGGTTGGCCCCGGGAGCCGTGACGCCCGTCTGGTAGGGATTGTTGTGCTCGACGATTCGCACCCCGTACAACTTCCCCACTTCGCCGTTGAAGAGTTGCTGCACGGCGGAGTATTGGGCGGCGTTAAGCCAGACGGTGTTGAGGGGCGCGCCGGCCATGATGTCCCGCGTGACCTGAGGCGGGCAGGCCATCACATAGGAGCCGTTGATTTTCGGCGCCTTGTTCACCTTAAGGGCCGTGGCCCCGTCGAGGATGTCCGAGGCGATGAGGATATGCGCGGGGGCCTTGACACCGCCGCTGTACACCGCGGCGTAGTCGGCATCCCCCTGCGCGAACTCATAGATTTTATTCGCGTAGTTCACATTCCCCACCGTCCCGGTCGACGTTGCGAGCTCGTACTGCGTGAGTGAGTCGCAATGCAAAGCCGCGTCCTCGGCATTCTGCAGGTTGGCCTGGCCGAGGAGGTCAAACAGGGTCACGGCGTCCGCAACGTCCGTGATGGCGATAGTCTGAACGTATTGGGCTAGGTCGGCGTCGACGTACTCAAGATTGAGCTGCCGATATTTGTCCCGGCTCATCGGGATGCCTTCGACTCCGGCCGTGCCATCGACCTTGACGACGTGCGCCCGGGTCGGGATGTCGAAGCGGAAGAGCCTCATCGTCTTCGCCCCTGACTTGGCCGGCAGAGGCGATTTAAGGGCGTACTCCGCAAAGATCAGGGTGGGAAGCATCCGCTCCAGGAGATCCCTGGAGAAGTGCCGTTGGATTGAATTGGCGAGTGTGCCTGGGGGTAACGTGTCGGTAAGTCCGGCGCCCATGGTGACCTTTCATTTAGAACAGTCGCGCGCCCTGCTCTTCGGCGGCCCGGAGTTCCCGCCGTAGTGCGTCGCGCTGGGCTTGCAGTGGCAGGCTGTCGAAATTTGCCGGTCCCGATGCCCCGGGCGGGGCGCCGATGCCGGGTTGAAGAAGTTTCTCACGCTCCGCCAGGCGTTTCTCCGTGTCCGCGAGGCGGGTCCTGAGTGCGTCGGCGTCTTGAGCCCGCCGGGACACCGCGACGTGCTCCGCCGCCAGGCGGAGGCCGTTGGGCATCTGGGCGAGGGCGGGGGCTCCCTTCAGGATTTGGAGCACCGCCATCGAGAAGTCCGATTTGGTGTCTTGAAGTTCCGGGTGGGCACGGACCGCCTCGCGGTCGTGCTCCAGGCGTTCCTTCTCTGACCGGGCTTGTCTGACGCGCGCCTGGACGGCTTTGCCTTTCTCGCGGAGGCCCGCGGCGCGTTCGCGCGCGGCCTGGGCGAGATTGTCGTCGCCGTCCCTCTCGAATTCGCCGGCCCATCGGTCGTAATCGGCCGCGGTGGCGTCCACCTTGCCGACTTCAATTTGGATGTCCGCCACCTCGGCGCGCAGCCGAGCCCGTTCCTCTTCGATCTTCTGTCGCTCCCGGGCGAGCTCGGCCTCGGCCTGCGCCAGTTTCTGGCGTTCGGCCGCGAGCGGGTCCGGTTGGTTTCCGACCGCCGCGGGTGCGGCGGAATCGTTCCCAGCACCGGCCGGCGCCGATAAGGACGCGGCCGGTGGGTCCCCGGGCACTCCCTGCCCTGCCGGAGCTTTCGCTTCTTCGGCGGGAGGGGGCTGCGTGGCCGCCTGGGCAGAGACCGGCGGCACCGGGGAAAGGGGCTCGTCTAGCTGGTCGATGCGCCGGCCCGTAAGGGCCTCGATGATGGCCAGGCGTTCCCGCGCCCGTTCCGCGTCCGCGTCGGCAGCGGTGGCCTTGGCCACGGGCCGCGGCGTCGGGGTCGGCGTCGGCCTGGGGCCGCCAGGTCCCGCGAGGATCGCGGCCAGGGAATCAGGAACGGGCCCCGCCAGCGTTTCCGTTAGGGTCTGGTCGGGATTGGGGTTCGATGCCATGGAGCCAGTTCAGATTGTCCGCGGGCCGGTCGTCCGTCGGGTCCTGGTCACTGTCGGGCGTGAGCCGCGCAAGGGTGTCGATGGCGACCACCGCCGATTCGACGCCCGCCGCGTGTCCGCAATGCCAGTTGGATTTGCCGGCTTCAATCGTGCGGATTGCCGCAGAGCGTTCGGAGTCAATCAACACCCGCAACATGACTCCGAGCCGCAGACCAACGTCCGAGGTGAGGAACCGCCGCAGGCCCTGGGCCTCCTCCGGCGTCCATGGTTTCACCGGGGTGGCGATGTCACGCCACGGCAACTCTCTCTTCGGCGTCTTCGTCTTCATTGGTTCCTTCAGCCATCGCCGCGGCCGCCTCGGTTGGGTCCATCATGGGAAGCTGGCGTTGCGGGGGCGGACCAGCCATTGGCGGCGCCCCGTTCCCGCCGGGGGCACCCGCGAGGTCATCCCCTTGTTCTTGTCCCTCCGCGCCCGGCGCCTGGCTGGCCGTCAGCTCGGCAATCGCCTGCTCCGCCAGGGCCGCCATCTTCGGGTCGATCTGCCGCAGCGCCTCGACGTGCGCGAGGAGATGCTGGCGCAAAAGCGCAGGCTCCGCGGGGCTGGGCGGCACCCCGGTCTTCATCTGCACCTGGATGTAATGGAGAACCGTTCGGATATGCTCAACGTGGAGGTCCGCGGGCGAGACCGATGCAGGGTGGCCCATCTTCATTACCCCGATTTCCACCATCTGCTCCTCGGCGGCGTCCTGCTGCTTGAACTGCGGGTCACGGTAGAGCCGGCGCACCAGGCCAACCTCGTCCGATTCGAGCACACTCTTGCGAAGCTCCCCCTGGTCAATGAAGGGGTCCTGGTTGAACATCTGCAGCCGGCCGGCCGCCTTGCGCCAAAGCATGGCCCGGGTTACGCCGTCGGCGCTCCCGGAGGGCCGGATTCTGTACTTCTCCTGCAAGGCCTCCTTGGGAATCTGCACGAGCTGGCCTTCGAGCCAGAAGGTCAGCCGGCGGCTCGCGTACTGCCGGAGCGTGCCCCACGCGAGTTGATAGAGCCGGCCGAGGGAAATGCGGAAGATCCGCAGGCGGAGGTCCGAGCTTTGTTCGTTGCTCTCGGCCATCTGCTCCACCTCGGTGGCCGTGCGCGAACTCGTGGGCTTGAGGGTCTGGCCAATGCCGTAGTCCGGCACCGCCACCAGCTTCTCGGCAACGTCCCGCATGAGGACCATTTGGCGCTCAAGGTCCACGTCCATGGCCGGAAAGGCAGCCGGCTTCACTCCCTGAGGCAGGATCTGGCCAGGCCGCCAACGGATGTTGAGCGCGTTCGGAATCTCCCGCTCCGACGTGAACGAAGGCACGTTGGTGATGGTCAGCCGGTCGTTGAGTTCGTTTAAGGCCTTGGTCAGTTGGGCCTGGAAAGGGACGATGATTTCCCCGACGCCACGCGGGGCGAACCAATCGGGTTGTGTCACCTCGTAGGGGAAATCCACGAAGGGCGCCTTCCCGTGGTCGTTCGGGTTCCCGTAGGTGGCCTTGACCGTCTCGTGCGGCAGGATCGGGGAAAAGGTCTCGATCTGGTACTTGCCATCGTCCCCGCGGGTCCACACCTCCCACACCACAATTTCGTCGTCCGCCCCGTAGGTGATCCCCTGGCGCTGCGCCTTGCGCTGGTAAAGGTGGGTCGCGTTGCCCTGGCTTTCGAGCTGGCCGCGCCCCGTGACTTTCTTGATGAAGCCCTCGTCGGTGTTGTACCCGGGGACGCGCCGGTATTCCTCAGGGGAATAAATGAGGACGTGGACAATTCTCTCGGCGTCCCAGAGTCGGCGGGTCCGGGCCGAGACGATGATCCGCAAAGGGTCGATCATCACGAAGCGCAGGCGCTCCTCGGCCGTGTCCCAAAGGACCTTCATCACCGGCCGACCGAGCATCAGCATGGAGTCAATGACGTAGAGAATTTCCTCTTCAAGGTTGCTCTCCTCCTTCACTTGGTAGTCGAACCACTGCGAGGCCGCGGAGGCGAGTTGCGGGGCGTCGGCCACCTGGGCGTCGGACGGGGTGAAGGCGGCAATGGTCGCGGTCGCGAAGAGCTGCTGGAAATAGAGGCTCTTGAGTTGGTCGCAAATCGTGTCGATCAGGGGCCAGTTGATATCCGAGGCGTTGGGGAACGGAAGGGCCGTGCGCCGGAGGCCCCGGTAACGGGCCCGGTACAGGTCGCCCATCTTCGTCTCCCACCGGGACCGCTCCATCAGGTCCCGGTCAATCGCCGCAATCAGGTCTGTCCGCGTCACGCCCCGGAATCTGGGACCCGCGCGGCGGGCCAGGGCAACCTTCCGGGCATGACTCCGGCCAGCCGCTCAGGATCTGCCATGCGAGCGCAGCCACTGCCGGAACCTGTCCATTGCCAATGGCGCGGAGGCGGTCCACCCGATGGGCCACCCCATGAGCCACTCGACCCAATCGGGGTTCAATTTCCCACCAGCCCCCGATTGATGGGCCTCCCGCTCGACCGTGTAGTCCAGCCGGTCGTCCATGTCCGCCCGGTTGTGCCAGAGATACCAGCCCTTGTACTGGGTCGCCGTCGGCGTGGGCCAGCATCCAGCCTTTGCCATGGCCACCAGGCTCGCCCCGCTTTGTCTCCCATTGTTGATCCTCCCGCCCCTCGCTCCGTGTCCCCTTTCGCTCATCCCTGTGTCTGGTGTCGGTAGCCACAATCCAGATGCGTTTCCTTCGGTGGGGAGCGCCGGCATCGTCCGCGCCCAGAACTCCCCACTCCGCATCGAACCCCAGCGCGGCCAGGTCTCCGAGTACGGTTCCCAATCCCCTGTTAACCAGAGCTGGTGAGTTCTCCACGAACGCGAACCGGGGTCGTACCTCGCCAATGATCCGGCCCATTTCCCTCCAGAGCCCGCTGCGTCCCCCGGTGATGCCGGCCCCTTTCCCGGCGCAGGAAATGTCCTGGCATGGGAAACCTCCGCTGACGACATCGACGCGGCCGCGCCAAGGCTTGCCGTCGAAGCTGTTGATGTCGTCCCAGATGGGGAACAGGGGCAGGCAGTCTTCCCGTTGCCGGTCGAGGAGCCGGCCGCGGCACCAGGCATCAATCTCAACAGCGCAGACGGTGCGCCATCCAAGGAGGATTCCCCCCATGATGCCGCCTCCTGCCCCTGCAAAAAGTGCCAGCTCACGCATTTCTCTCCATTCAAGGCTGAATCTTTTTCAGACGGTCAGGCCAGCTTAAGGAGCGTGTCGGCGATGGCATCAAGAAAACCGGACGCCTTCAGCTTTTGGAGGCGTTCGCAGAGGTCAACAAACTCGCGAAGCCTGGCGATCTCGTCCGCGTAATCCTTCCCGAGGAAGAATTGCCGCAGATCCTTGAGCGGCGCCGTCATTGCCGCCGTCTCGCTCACCATCGCGAAACGCACACCCCGGATGTCGTCGAGGAAGATTTTCGAGCGCGCCCTAAAATCTTCCGTATCCCCGTGGATGCCCTTCAGGAGGGTCTCAATTACCAGCCGCGCCGTCTTCGCTTCCTGCACCGTCTTGTCAGCTTCTGGGATGAGTTCCTTGACCTTTCGCATCAGTACGGCCGCCACACTGTCCACGGGCACCATCGGTTGGCCGTTAATCATCTTGATCACCAAGCCAACGTCGCTCACGCAACTGTCGGTTCCCGAGGGCAGGCTCTTCTGCATGGCGGAGTTCGCGTCAGCCAATCCCTTCCTCATGTCCCCTTCATCGATGAACATTTTAGGCGTCATAGGTTTCCTTCTTGGTGTTGTCGTTGGGGTTTGTTCTTCCGCTTTCTGCATTGGCTTCTCGTTGACCGTACTTTCGCCGGGCAAAGGCATGGCCCACCATGGCGACTTCCCGAGCATCCGCGCCGCCTTCCGGTCAACAGGCTTCCAACGGACGATTCCGCCAGCCACAAGCTCACGCTCGCGCGCTGGCGCTTCCTGCGGGCGTGGCTCCGGCATGGGCACGCGCCGGATGGCAGGCGGTGGCGGTGGCGCCGGGGGCGGGTTCGATTCTTTCTCCCAGCCGCGAAGGGCCTTTTTGAGATGGTCGAACACCATGGGACGCCTTTGCGTCACGGCTCATGTTCCCCCCACACGCCGGAGTCGGTTTGCTCCGCGATGAATTCCTTCATGCGGGCGATGGCCGATTCCCTGGTCATCTTGCTGACGTAGTTGGCCCTGCCCTGGCGCTCGCCCACGGGAGTGCACAACAGAAAGAAGGTCCAACCCGGCGGCAGGTTCGCTTTCACGAGATTCGCTATTTGCTGCAAGTGCTCGCGCACGAATTCGTCTTCGTTCATAGTGTCAACGGT